TAAATTATCATTTGAAGATGTTATGTGGGAAAGAACAACAGGATATGATTTTCAAACTGCTACATTATTAAACAAAGATTTACAAAGTTATACACCTAAACCAATATTGATGTATAACAATGGATTAGTTAATGTTTCTTCTTTTCCTATTAAAATTTATAATGGAACTACTTACACAAACGTAAATAATTATGTAAGATTTAACAATGAAATAAATACAGGTGCTACTGATTTAAGTTATTTATATTCTATAAACTTTGGTAATGAAGTTTCATCTTGGTATTTAGTAAATGCACCACAAGGATTATATAAAAGACATTATGAGCAATATATAGCAAATCTTTATAATCAAAAAACAAGAATTTTAAAAGCAAAAGCAAAATTAGAACCACAAAACTTAACTAACTTAAAGTTAAATGATAGGATTATAATTAGGGATAATAGATATATTATAAATTCTTTTACTACTGATTTAACAACTGGTGAAACATCATTTGAATTAATAAATGATTATAGAGTATTAGATTTTAATAGTGTAGGTTATAGATTTGCAAACATAGAATTATTAAACGTAGATAATACAGCACAAGAGTTTCAATTAGATTTATATTTAGGAATGTTTAAACAATTTTCAATTAAAACACTTTCTGGTTTTATTTCATCACCAACAAGTGGTGTACAATATCAAGATACAAGTATTATAGTTACAATAACTGCAAATGCAACTGCTGCTGAAAGAACTGAAAATATAACTGTAACATATAGAGATTTTGATAATAATGATTTAATAGTAGATATTCCAATAACACAACAAGCATAATGATAAAGTTAATATTAGAAATGCTACAATTAGATGAGCATTACGGACAATCTGAAACAATAGAAATAGCTAAAGGTAAGTATCAACTACCAACAACTTGGTCAAGAACATTTAAACAAATAAAAAGAGAATGGAAAACAAAGAAATAAATTTAAAGATAAATAGTAACATTGATGATGTTTCTAAAGAAATTAAATCTTTAAATAAAAATTTAGATAATACAACTGATGAAGTAAAAAAGGTTGGTAAAAACACAAATGAAGTTGAGAAAAGTACAAAGACTTTAGCTGATGGTTTCAAAGGTGTAGGATTAGCAATTAAAGCTATGGGTATTGGTCTTGTGATTAGTGCTATGGGTACTTTAAAAGAAGTATTTATGAGCAATCAAAAGGTTGCTGATACTATGGCAACTGCTATGGGAACTGTTGTGAATGTATTTACTAAAGTTGTTGATGTAATTGTTTCAGTAGTTGAAAAGGTAAATAATTCAAGTAATGGATTTAAAGGATTAACAAATACTATAAGTGGTTTAATTACAATAAGTTTAACACCATTAAAATTAGGTTTCTATGCAATATCTTTAGCTATTGATGAAGCAAAACTTGCTTGGGAAGAAAGTTTCTTTGGTGATGGTGATGCTAAAACAATAGAAAAATTAAATAAAAGAATTTCAACTACAAAAGATAATATTGTTGAAGTTGGTAAAGATGCATTAGAAGCTGGTAAGAAAGTTGCAAATAATATTGGTGCAGCTATTAGTGAAGTAGGTGCAGTTGTTGAAGGAACTATTGATGGTGTTTCTAAAATATCTGTTTCTGCTGCTTATGAACAAGCAAAAGCAAATACACAATTACAAAATAATGCAAAATTAGCAGAAGCAAATCAAGCAAGATTAGTTGAACAATATGATAGACAAGCAGAAAAATTAAGACAAATAAGAGATGAAGAAAGGAATAGCGTTGATGACAGAATAAAAGCTAATAATGATTTAAAAAATGTTTTAAACAATCAAGAAAAAGCTATGCTTGGTGCTGCTGATGCCCAAATTGCTGCTGCAAATGCTACATTACAACAAAACAAAAGTATAGAAAATCAAGTTGCTTTAACTAATGCTTTAGCAAATAGGGAAGGTGTATTAGCACAAATAGAAGGATTAAGGTCAGAACAAAAAGCAAATGATTTAGCACTTAATAAAGAAATATTAGATTTAACAAAAAGCAAACAAGAAGCAGAAACACAATTAGCAATAGACCAAAAACAATTTGATGCTGAAAGATTAAAAGATGAAGAAGCAGTTTTATTAGCTAAAAAATCTGCTTTAGAATTTGCACAAACAAAAGAATTAGAAAGATTACAAAATGTAATTGAAACAACTAAAGCTGGAACACAAGCAAGGATAGATGCTGAAAATGAATATGCTGCTAAAAAGCAAGAAATAGAAAATCAAATTACAACTACACAAGATGAAATTGATACATATAGATTTAATAAAAAATTAGAAAAGGAACAGTTAATTATTGAAAATGATAAATTAACTTTTGAAGCAAAATTAGAAGCATTAACAGAACAAGAAAGATTAATTACTGAAGCTACTAATATATCTGAAGAAGAACGTACAAAATTATTAAAAGCAAATAAAGATGCAAGGGTTAAAATAGGCGAAGAAGAAGCAGCAGCAAAACAAAAAGCATTACAATCAATGTCATCTGGTCTTAAAACAGCAGCAACTTTATTAGGTGAAAGTACAGCAGCTGGAAAAGCAGCAGCAATAGCAGCAACAACAATAGACACAATACAATCAGGAGTTTCAGCATTTAAAGGAATGGTATCAGCAGTTCCAGGGCCCGTAGGTATTGCTTTGGGAGCAGTTGCAGCAGCTGGTGCATTAGCTTCAGGTTACGCATCTGTTAAAAAGATTTTAGCAGTTAAAACACCTAATGGTGGTGGTGGTGGTGCTGCACCTTCTGGTGGTGGTGTATCTGCACCAAGTTTTAATGTAGTTGGAAATAGTGGTGTTAATCAATTAGCTGAAACAATGGCTGGAAAATCAGAACAAGCACCTATTAAAGCATATGTAGTTTCTAATGATGTAACTTCCGCACAAGGTTTAGACAGAAAAATAATTACTAATGCAAGTTTAGGTTAATGTTGGTTAAAAGTATCATTAACTATATTTTTTTGACTTAATGATACTTATTTAAAACAAAACATAAATAATTTAATTTTTAAAAAAAAGTAAGATGAAGAAATTAGAAACTATTTATTTAGATATAGACGAAGAAAATATTCAAGACGGGATTGATGCTATTAGTTTAGTTAAATTTCCAGCTATTGAAGAAAATTGGGTTGCATTAAATGAACACAAAGTAGAATTAAAAACTATTGATGAAGATAAAAGAATAGTTATTGGTTTAGCTTTAATTCCTGAAAAAGATATTTACAGAAGAAATGGTGATTATGAATATAACATTCGTTTCTCAAAAGATACAGTAAGAAAAGCATCAGAACTTTATTTAAAGAAACTTAAAATACATAATTCAACATTAGAACACGACAAAAAAACAGAAGGTGTTTATACAATAGAAAGTTGGATAGTTGAAGATGTTAAAAAAGATAAATCTGCTATTTATAATTTAAATGCTGTTGAAGGTGCTTGGGTTGTAGTTCAAAGAATAGACAATGAAGAAGTTTGGAATGATGTTAAAGAAGGTAAATATCAAGGTTATAGCATAGAAGGATATTTTTCTGAAAAAGCAGAATTAAATTTACAAGAAAGTAAAGAACAAGAATTGATTGATAAGATAAAACAAATACTAATAAATAACAAATAAATAAAATGAGTACGTTAAACAATGTTTTTAAAAAATTAGATAGTATTGACAAAGTTAATTTAACAAATCAAAGAGTTGAATTAGGTTTAATTGATGAAATATCAAAAGAATTAGAAACTGCATTTAGTTCACAAGATGTAGAAACTGAAATAAATAATGCTGTTTTAAAATTACAAAAATCATTGCCTTTTTATAAATCAGTAGTTGCTAAATGTGATGAAGCATTAATTAAAATAAAAGATTTAGGAATTACAGGTGGTGTAGATAAAAAAGTAACTGACCAAAAATCAGAAGCAATATCAATGATTAAATCTATTGAAAATAGAATTAGTGGATTATCTAAATTAAGAAAATAAAATATATCACTTTAATACTAATTAATGTTTAACATATTTAAAATGGGAAAGAATAAATACACAAGTCCAAAAGACGCTAAAAGAGGTTGTTTATGTGATGATAGCACATATTCAGCAGAATGTTGCAAAGGTGAATTAATCAATCAAGGTATTGGTTCAACAGTTGAGCAAGGCACTTCAACAGTAACACAAGTTGATGGAGTAAGAACAATGGTTAGAACAAATGGCTAATCAATTTATAAGCAATTTATAACAAATATAAATAGTATTAATTTTTAAATAAAAAATAGATGACACCAGAAGTAACAAAGATTGGTAACAAGTTATTTGACAAAGTAGAATTAGCATCACAAAAAGTTGAATTAGGTTTAATTCAAGATATACAAGCTGATTTAAAAACTTGGGTAAGTTCAAGTGCTACAGTTAAAACTGCAATAAATCAATTAATAACAAAAGTTCTTAAAGATAATACAGAATTAAAAAATGTGTTTGCTGCAATAGATAAAGTAGAAAGAGCAGCAGTTGAATTAGGAGTAGATAATGTTGTTAAAGATGCACAAAATTTAAGAAAAGAAGCTATAGCAATATCTTCATCATTATTAAGAGGTGCTGATGCATTAAAAGAAGCATTAGCTATTTTATAAAAATTAAATAAATAAATATGAACGTAGTAAATCAAATTAAAGAACTTTTGGGTATGGAAGTAAAACTTGCTCAAATGAAACTAATGGATGGTGTTACTGTTATTGAAGCAGAAGCATTTGAACCAGAAATGGCAATCTTTATTGTAAATGAAGATGAAAGAGTACCAATGCCAGTTGGTCAGTATATGTTAGAAGATGGTAATGTATTGAAAGTAGAAACTGAAGGTGTTATTACATCTATTGAAATGCCAGAAGAAGAAGCACCTGAAGTTGAAGAAGAAGTAGAAACTACTAAAAAAGAAGAAGAAATGGCAACTGAAGTAGCTACACCAAAAAGAGTAGTTGAAAGTGTTACTAAAGAAATGTTTTTTTCTGAAATTGAAAAATTAAGAGCAGAAATTGCTGAATTGAAAAGTGTAAAAACAGAAACAGTTGAATTGTCAAATGATAACATTGAAGTTTTAACACACAATCCAGAAGCAAAAAGTGAAGTTAAAATGAATTTATATTCTAAAAAAAGACAAGCTACAACATTTGATGTAGTATTGAGTAAATTAAACAAATAATAAAAATAAAAATTAAATAAAAAATGGCTACAACAACATCAATTACAACAACCTATGCTGGTGAGTTTGCAGGTAAATATATATCAGCAGCATTATTAAGTGCTAATACTATCGAAAATGGTGGTATTGAAGTAAAACCAAATATTAAGTACAAAGAAGTAATGAAAAAAGTTGCTACTGATGCTATCGTAAAAGATGCAACTTGCGACTTTGATGCTACTTCAACTATAACTTTAACAGAAAAAATCTTACAGCCCGAAGAATTTCAGGTAAATTTGAGCTTGTGCAAGAAAGATTTTCGTAGCGATTGGGAAGCAATTCAAATGGGATATTCAGCATTTGATAGTTTGCCACCTTCATTTGCTGATTTCTTAATTGCTCACGTAGCTGCTAAAGTTGCACAAAAAACAGAACAAAATATTTGGGCTGGTGTAACTGCTAATGCTGGAGAATTTAACGGATTTACAAGGTTATTAACTTTAGATGCTGGTTTACCAACTGCACAAGAAATTGCTGCTGATGGAACAAAAATTACTGCTGCTTCAACAGTTATTGGTGAACTTGGAAGATTAGTTGATGCAATTCCAGCTGCATTGTATGGAAAAGAAGATTTATACTTATACGTTTCACAAGCAACAGCAAGAGCATATGTACGTGCTTTAGGTGGTTTTGGTGCATCAGGTTTAGGTGCTAATGGTACTAATACAATGGGAACACAATGG